AATGTATTCTTGCACTTCGGGCAAAAGATCTAAAAAAGCATAACTTTCTTCTGTGCTATTTTGTGCCCGTTGCCTATATTTAATTAATGCTTGTTTAATAGCTAAATCATAATGCTCTTTGTCTAACTCCACATCAACCATCTGATCGCCTAATCTAAGACGAATATAATCAGTAAGATCGTTTCTTAATTGATTTAATGTTTGAATTTGCGAATTGGCTTCAATAGCACTTTCTATGCTAATGGGACCAGGCCCGCCCAAGTTTTGTGTTCTGATGCTTAGATCATTTTGTAGATTCGGTTGTATAACAACATTAGTCATAAATATTGGCCCAATATACCATATTTATTATGTTTCTACTTTCAATAAGATTGTATCAGAGTTAATTCTTCCAGCCAGTTTAGTTTCAGTTGCTTTAATATCATTGAGAAACTTCTTTAATTGAGTTTTATTAGCTCGCATAAATTCTTTTAGTTTCTCAGTTGGTTTCCTAATAATTTTACCAACACTAGTCATTACATTAAAGTTGATGATGCTGGTGCCTTTAATCCCAAGTTCTGCCATATCATCAGCTTGATATTTACCCAACTTGCGTGTTTTTACATTATATACCCATAATACTTTTGCACCAATAATATCCACAGGATTAATACTGACCATCTTAAGAATTTTATCTTCTTTTAGGTATTGAACTTTACTTACAATCTTGTCTTTACTTGTAGGCTTCTTTACCCTTGCTTTTTTAGTTGCTTGTTTTACAGACCGGTATTGGACAATATCATCCAAACACTGTTTAAAGAATGCTAGATGTGCTTTATAGGTGGCTGCTTTATAATGTTTATATGCTTCAACTAGTTGTGGATCGGTGCCTTGTTGCGCAGCTTGAATTTCTCGCTGGCGGTATAAAATAAGTTCTTCAAATTTGCCTAATTGACTTTGTGGCACATTGTTTTTTACAAAATACTCGTATGCTTTAAAATTACCGGGCATTTTCTTAATAATCTCATCATATGCACCCTCAAAATCACCAAGCTGCTCACTGGTCTTTTCAGCAATCCTATCCTGAATGGTGATAGGTTTAGCTGTAACTACAGGTTTTTTACTTTTTTGTGGAGTACCAGTCTGACTGCTAAAGTCTGTTTTGGTGATTAATCCCGCAATGGTTTCGATTACATATTTGGATAACTTTTCTTTTAACGGCATACCTGCTTTATATGCCATAATAATACTACATAATACCATGGGAATTTGTGCATCTGGCACTTTTTCGAAAACTTTAACATCATCTTTATTAAAGGTAGATTCGGTTAACATCCATTCTACCACATGTTTCTTAAGTTCACGCTGGTTAAAATGGTAATTGTAATAATTAAAACTTTTACGCAAATGATGATCAAAATCAGCATCGGACATAGCGGATGCTCGTTCGGTATCCCAAACTGGTTCAGTCCCTGTATACTTTTCATCTGCAGCATATTGGCTTCTTACCGTAGGTTTACGGGGTTTTACTGATTTGCCGTCAATTTTAATTTTAGCCAAAACATTATCTCCACTCAATATTGAGTACAATTATACTATAGTTATCATTTAAATACAACCTAATTTTCTATAAATATATATTATTATAGTTGGAGAACTAAAATTCCTAGAATCAGTTTATGGCGTGATCGACATACCAATGACTACAAATATTTGGATAGCCGAATTAGCGAAACTTTTACCATGGGCGGAACTGGAGTAAATCTCCACAAATATATAGGACCAAACCCACAAGGCACTTACTATTTCACTACCACAACCGCAAATGCTAATACTAGAGTTCTAAGTTTTAGTAATGTGGCAACTATGGAAGTTGGACAGGCAGTAACTGGAGTTGGAATTGCTGCAAATACAGTGATTACTTTAAGCAATCTTACTGCAAATACTATTACAATAAGCAGTAATATAACATCAAATATTGTTACAGGGTCTAGTATAAATGTAAGTTGGCGCGATGGCACACAACCAGTCTATGTTAACGAGAAAATTACAAATATACAAGACCTATTATTCCTAGAAAATAGAGATAGAAAATACGATACAAGTATTTACTCAATGAGAGGTATCTATACTGTAAGCGATAATGACTTTGACTTAAAACAATTTGGTATATTTTTAAGCCCAGACACTGTGTTTATGAATTTTCATTTAAATGACATGGTACAGACTTTAGGTAGAAAAATATTATCAGGTGATGTGTTAGAATTACCTCATAGAAAAGATTATTTTCCCTTAAATGACGATTTGCCTGCTGCATTGAAACGATTTTATGTAGTACAAGATGCACAATTTGCAGCAGAGGGGTTTAGCCCAACTTGGTGGCCACATATTTGGCGAGTGAAGTTAACACCATTAGTAAATAGTCAAGAATATAAAGATATATTGAATAATATTGCAGCAAGTGAAAATGTTGATACTCCAATTGTTGATATAATGAGCAACTTTAATAAACTAATAGAAATAAACGATGCAATTATTAGACAAGCTGAAATAGATGTACCCAAGAGTGGTACCAATGTAGATAGTTTATATATTGAACCAATAGACCCGGATGGTGCTCCCGGCGACCCTTTAGGCAGAACAGTAGACTATACCCAAATTACTGCTGATAGCATCAATGCTTATAGTAATGTAAACCCAACTACTCCAGACACAAATGTTCCTGCATATTTGTCGGGAGATGGCACTGCACCAAACGGTTGGCCTGTTACAGCTGGCACATCATTTCCAGATACAGTTGAAATTGGAGCATATGTATTACGGACAGATTTTGTTCCTAATCGTTTATTTAGATTTGATGGCAAACGCTGGGTTAAGATTGAAGATAAAGTCAGAACTGAACTTACACCAGGACCAAACAATCAAACACAAAGAAGTATATTTGTTAATAACAATACTACTTTCACTACATCAGACGGACAAACAATGCCAACACGACAAAGTCTTAGCAAGGCATTGACGCCTAAGGCTGATAATTAAAGGATTTATTATGGCTTTACAAAGTTTTTTCTACGATCAACAGATAAGAAGATATATTATTCAATTTATAAGAATGATTAGCAATTTTCAAGTACAATTTGGAAAAGATCGAGAAAATATTACAACACTACAAAGAGTACCAGTAATTTATGCTGATAGTAGTAGACAAGTTGCCAATATCCTGAAAGAAAATAGTGAAAATTACTTAAACTCAGTACCAGCAATGGCCGTATATGTTTCTGGTTTTACTTATGATAGAGGCAGAGTGCAAAACCCCACTTATGTTAATAAAATGGTACTGAGAGAAAGAGAATATAATACTAGTACAGGCACTTATAATACTCAACAAGGTGATATTTTTAATGTAGAACGCTTAATGCCTGTACCTTATAAATTAACTTTAAAAGTAGATATTTGGACCAGCAATACAGAACAAAAATTACAATTGCTAGAACAACTATGCACATTGTTTAACCCTGCACTTGAAATACAAAATACAGACAATTATATTGATTGGAGTAGTATAACATATGTACTATTAACAGATGTACAATTTAGCAATAGGGCTATACCAATAGGCACAGATATTCCTATTGACATTGCATCATTAACTTTTGAAATTCCAATTTTTATTAATAGCCCAGCACTAATTAAAAAATATGGTATTATACAAAAAATTATTGCAAATATTTTTGATTCCGCAGGTAATTTAGATGATTCAATTTATGATAATTCTAATTTATTAAGCACTCAATACTTCACACCGTTACAATATGGTGTAATACTTTTAGACAATCAACTTACTTTAGTGAAGTATAATGAACATGTGGTGTCTAAATTTGGTCAAAATATAATTAAAAAATTTGCAAGTAATGTTTCTGCTAATACTTTGTTACACTTAACTGACACCATTGGCATAGAAGAAGGACAGAAAGTATATGGGGTGCGTATTAGAGGCCCAGGCTCAATAACTTGTGTTAATACAAGTCCGGTAATAAATGGAGTAAACACAAGCTTTTTACAAGGCCTAAGTGTAGCAACTAGCGTTTTTAACGCCAATGGAATTTTTATAGGAAATGTAGCATCTATAACCAGTAACACAAGTTTAACATTAACTGCGAATGCTAATGTAAATGTAACAAGTAATTTCTACAATTTTACAGAATCTATAGGCCAAGTCAATGTAACTGTACTTGCTGTAAATGGTCAAGTAGTGACAGTAAACAAAAATATTACTGCCACAGCAGGAGATATTATATCGTTCAATTCTATTACAGAAGAAGCTAATGGTGAGCGCCAACAGTGGCGTAATTTAATTAATGTATATGGCTCATTACAAGATGGCATTAGCCAAATTAAATTAGAAACTAAAACAGGTGGTGAAATAGTAGGCACTGTGGCATATAATCCTACTGATGACGCAGCATTGATATATAATATAGATGTAGATACTGTTCCTGCTAATACTTTGCCTCCTGTAAATGCAATTATTGATCCCACTGTGGAAAGACCTAATAGAGATTTGCAACCATTGGCCAATGGCACAAGGTATTTGTTAGTAAATGATTATTCTACACCAGAAGTACAGCCAACTTATAATTGGTTTGGGGCAGATAGTACTCCTTTAGTAGCAAAGAAACATGATATTATTCAGTATAACGGGAATCACTGGTTTGTAGCTTTTAATAGCGGTATAGTAACAGCAAGGCAATATATGACTAATATCACAACTGGAATTCAATATGAATGGGACGGCATTCAATGGCAAAAAAGTTACCAAGGGTATTATGAGGCAGGGAAATGGCAGCTAGTGTTATAAGTTGTGGTGCCCTAATCTATTGTATATCTACAGATAGATATTTGTTTCTTTTGCGTAGTATGGGTAAGTATACTAATACTTGGGGCATTGTTGGTGGAAAAGTTGATTTTCAAGAAAACATTAAACAAGCTTTAATACGAGAAATACAAGAAGAATTAGGCGGCGAAATACAAGGCGCAAAATATATTAATGTTGACAAATACGAAAGTAAAAATAAAGACTTTGCATACTATACCTTTCTGGTGAAAGTAGAACAAGAATTTGTTCCTGAACTTAACAGAGAGCATAAAGGATACTGTTGGGTTAAACTACAAGATTTGCCTAAACCAATTCATCCTGGCTTGGCAATGACCATTAATAGTAAATTAAAATTACAAAATTTAAAAATCTTACAAACTGTAAAAGATTAATTTTCTGTGTCTAAAAAGAAAAGTTGAAACAATCTACCAGTTTCTTTAGAATGTCCAAAATAATCCATACTCATATGATATAAATTACTGCGATATAAGACTAATCTATTGAACTTATTGCCCACTTTGTCCACTAATTCCCATTTTGTCATATCTTGGCCATAATAATTATCTGGCATTTCTAGACTAGTACATGCTAAATTTTCTTTAAATCTATATATACCAGTGCCTCCTGAAACAGGTGCATTAGGAGTAAGATAAAGAACACCAGCCCAAGTATTAAAATTATCAGTATGTATCCAACTTCTGTCAGACGCATATGTAAGTTGAAAACTACCAGTTAATCCATCTTGATCATGCCAGTCTGTAATTTTACCTGCATGTGGGTATAACAATGTTTGTATAGCTTGTTTTGTATCAGTCGTTAAATGACTTTTAGTTCTTTGTCCAGGCCAGTTGCCTGATATATTAAACTCTTGTTCTAATGCAAAAGTCCTTACATTATCTGCATTAGAGTAAAAATCGTCTGTAATAATTAAATTTACAATCATTTTTCAGTATATAGTTGTCCTGATTTAGAATCATAGTTTAGATTCGGGTCGTAATTTACAAATGCTTCCCAGCCTAAATCACCTTTTGCAAGTCTTGTGCCCCGTGTATATTCCCCAAAATGATTTACCATATGTTCACCACTCATAGTTTTAACCAATGCCACTGACGAGCCATTTTTTTGTAATAAAAAATTAGCAATACTAGCTTCACTAGGATAGCCATTATGTATCGTGTGGTCAAACTCTTTAGCGATCCATGCTGGATACAATGATGACATCATCCAAAAATATGGATTTCCATGTTCTATTCTATAGTTGTTGAAAATAATATCATTATCTTTAGGTCCAATAGGTTCTGTTTCGAAGTCGTACCAATTATTTCGTTTCAATTGTATTTGGCTAAATTGTTTATTATTTTCCAATATATGAACAAAATCAACTAAACGAAAAGGATGTAAAATTTCAGCATCATCCTCTTGGTGCCAAATATAATCATAATCTTGTGTTTTAATGTAGTTAAAGAGTTCTTGCCAAGTTTTAGATATACCTTGATTTTCTGTATGTAAAACAACATTATTGTAACCATGTGTTTTGACTACTATTTCTAAATATCTATCATTTCTATCTTTAGGATAGTCATCAAAAAAAATCTTAGTGATCTCACATCCTGTAGTATCAATTAATTTTTGACTTTCTAAGGTTTTTTGTAAGTATGGGATGCGATTAGTTGAAAATATAGTTTGACAAATCTTGTATGTCATGTTCAATAGAATATATTTTTATATTTATAAACTATTAATAGGCTAAGATTTTAAAAATGATCACCAAATTTATTTAGAACATATTCGTTTAAATTAGTAATTCTTAGTTCTAGTTCTGGCACATTAACAGAGTTGTCTTCAAGTCTTGGAACAGGCACACTATCCAAATGTATTTTTTCACCATCTGTAAATATTAATGAAAAATCCAAATCTGTATCAGTTATATCTTCAATAGGTTTTTCGTATGTGTAAGTTATCATTTTATTAATTATATTGCAATATTGTAATCTGAATAAATTGTCCAAGTAGTACCAGCATCATTATCTGCTTCAAACACATAACTAGTATTTTGAGTTAAAGTAGTTGTAGCATATGCTGTAGTAGTATTGTAAATTCCAAATAAAGTACTGCCTGTATTCGCAGCATTTCCCATCCATAATGCAAATGCTGATCTTCTAGTTGAATATCTAAAGGGTCTTATAAACATAAATTCGTACAATATATTAGATGAGCCTGGAGTAATACCACCTGCACTATTATATCCCTCAAATCTAACCAATATTGCACTATTAAAATTTTTATATGCAACTCTTTGATATGACCAATCAGAAGGCCCTATCATAATTTTATTATAAGGAGGGTTAGAAGCACTTAACCCACTAAATGCAGTAGAAGGAGTACCAAAAGTAATATAACTATTTGAGACTAAATAAAAAGTAGCATAATTTGAACTATTAAGTCTCCAATCTGAAAAATCTAAAAAATTTATTGTTTGATAGGCATCGTCTGCGCTAGCATTTTGTAAACTTGTCCAACCGGTTGGGGGCCAACTTCCTGCATATGCACTAGCTCCTAGACTTGGGGCTACTGATCCTGCAACTTTGCCAAATGCACTTAATGCATCACATCCTTTAAGATTACAGCCTCGTATATTCATTAATTTTTACCTACTACCAGCTGAATTGTTCCTATAGTATTACTATTAAAATCTTCTAAAGATTTACCTATAACTGTTCCCACTGCTGGATTATTTTCAGACCTTGCTAATCCATTATAAGTAGAAACCATCAAGTCTCCTTTCTTTACTGGACCCAATACTTTAGTGGGAACTCTGCCAATTAGTGCTAGATCAACTATGTAAGTTGTAAAAATATTGGAATTT